GGACTCTGGTAGAGCAGGTAGACGAAAAGACCTACTGTGTGGTAGCTGCAGGAATGAATCTAACTCCTGCAAAACGTAAAAACGACAAGGATATCTCTCATTAAGCATATCCTACTAATACTCTATATGATTACAGTAAGATATATTCTATTGATGGTATGTCTGGTATTATTACTACTCCTAATATCCTGTGCTCCCCTAGCCTATATGATGTATAAGCAATGCACCGTGAATGATCCATGTGATGCACCTAGAGTAAAGGTATTGACGTGGTAGTGTTCAGTCTTGAGGCAAATGAGTGTAATGGGTGAGTATCGAGAAAAGTCTTGTCCTATATGTCATGTAAAGCATAAGAAGCGTGGATTATACTGTTCGCGCAGCTGTGGTAATAAGAAGCCACACTCAGAAGAAACCAAGCAGAAGATAGCGAATACTCAGCGTGCCATACTGACCAACGGCAGCGATGAGTCTGAAGTGCGTAAGTATAACTACATCTCTAAGCGTAATAATGCTGATCCCGAGCCTGTTCCCCCACAGGTCTCACCCTATATCCCAGATAACTCATTCTTGCAAGATGGCGATATCTGGTTCGAAGAAAAATAAATTTGACTAATATTACTCCAGGAGGTATAATGGAGTGTCGGGTTTGATGAAGTAAGTAAGTGCTCGCTTACTTAGTGGCTTTACAATAATTCAATTTTCAGGTATACTTGACTTTTACCTCAGGAGATAACTATGACCGAAAAAATTGACGACCTTTTTATTAGCGAATTAATCGAAAAATTAGCGATTCTGTCCCTGGAAGGCGAAGAAGCTGAAGCTCGGTTAGCCCTAAAACTCCAGTCCCTCCTTATTAAGACTTATCCCGATTGCTGGCTTATCTAGAAATACCCCTACGGTTTGTAGGGTTATCGTTTACAATAATTTGGATTTGGAGCATAATTACCTTATTGATTGATTATTGAGGAAAATGAATGAATACAGTGAGTCTGAAAGTTACTACCAAAAATCTCCGTAACGGGAAAACCGAGATCCGTCTGGGAGACAAAATCGTTACTACTGGTAAAACTGGTCGCGATATGGAAAAGGTAGTGGAGTGGCACTTTTGGAAAATTACTGGAGTGAAAGCTCCCTTCTCTATGATTGTTGGTAGTACTGCAGTAGCTGAGCCGAAAGTAGACAAGTTCGGTATTAACAAGCGATTCGAGTTTGTCGAAAAGCTGGTTACGATGGTCGCGACTGGCGTTCAGCCCAGTGCCATTATTACTGGTGAGGGTGGTCTCGGTAAGACCTATACCGTTACCAAGACTCTTGAGACCAATGGCTACAAAGACATTTCTGATCTAGCTGACTTTCAAGTCGGTGCGATCATTAATACGCGTAAGTGCTTTACGATGGTTAAGGGTTATTCGACACCCAAAGGTCTCTATCGTACACTCTACGAAAACAACAAGTCGATCATTGTGTTCGACGACTGCGATTCAGTTCTCAAGGATCCAGTTGCTCTGAACATTCTGAAGTCCGCACTTGACTCCTACGGCAAAAGAATCATCTCCTGGAATGCAGACATGCGTGACGAAGATCTGCCACGTTCCTTCAACTTCGAAGGTCGGGTGATTTTCATCTCGAACCTGGATGACGGAAAAATCGACCAGGCAATTCGGTCGCGTTCCATGATGATCGATCTTTCCATGACAACCGATCAAAAAATCGAGCGCATGGAAACGATTGCCAATTCAGGTGAGTTTCTGCCTGAGTACGATTCGACCATCATCAATGATGCTCTTGGTCTGATTCGTGAAATCAAAGAAGAATGCAAGGAGATTTCTTTGCGTACATTAATCTCGGTTTCCAAGGTTCGCGCCAGTAACAAAGACTGGAAAGACCTGGCTACCTACATGTTAACCATCTAAGGGGGGGTACTACTATGGACGTCCTTGTACTGATCGTCGGTTGTATTGGAATTGTTCTCATCATGAAACCATGGAGCCTGAAATGACCCGAATCATCATCAACGGCATCTCCTTCTACACCACATGGAAGAGAGTGTGCGATGGAACAGTGAGTGATAATATTAGCATTAACACTGCCATTGCTGCATGTAAGAATAGAATGTTACATAGGTACAGTAGCATATCTACTACAGTTACTGTATATGACCATAAGATGGATAGAGTAGAATACAGCATACAAATTAATAAAGGATAATTATGAGTGCAATGAAAGATTTTTTAATAGATCTACTAGACCAATTAGTACAGAGTGGTATGGATTATGAGTCTGTAGCAGAGAAGTTTGGTATGGATCCAGCAGAGGTATATGACCTTGCCAAAGAATACGGAGACTTCGAGTAAGGGGGAGGGGTAAAAAAGTAAGAAAGGTCTGACTCGGGTCCCCTTTTGTTTTGTATACCTCAGTGTAACCCGACCCATATATTAATCAATCTTCCCATATATTAATCAATCTTCCCATATATTCATCCCATTCCCTAATAAGTCCACCCCTACACGTTTCCAATCAATCGCCATGCAAAAATTTTCCCTGCAAAAAATTGTCTCCAAAAGGTTCATCAATCCCTGGAACCCGAGTAGACAGATGGGGGTTTACTTTAATACACCAATAGGGTATAATTGATCTTATGGTAACATTCCTTGTATCCTTTGCAGTATTCTTGGCTATAAGCCTAATCCTCACTATTGCTTTTAGAGCGGGATTCAGAGACGAGTTACAGTTTGTATTAGAAGACCTACGTGATGTATTACTTTCATTATATGGAGATAGACTATGAAGTGGATTTTGATTGCAATTATTTCGAGTGGGAATGGTGCTGTTGAGAGACCTATTGATACGTTTTCTTCGGTGGAGTCATGTATGGCTACGGCACGAGTTCAGCATGGGTTACTTTTGAACGGGAACTCGCCGAAAGAGGTAAAGCAAAATAGTAGATTCGTGTGCCGAGGTGTGGAATGAACGAACGAGTTAGAGAGTTAGCATCCCAATGTTGGGATTTGAGACTTGATGGTCGACATTTTGATCAAGAGCAGTTTGCCGAGTTGATTATAGCAGAATGTTGTGTGACTGCCGATGCAAATATAGATGATAGTAAGTATCCAAGTTATTGGATTAAACGAAAATTTGGAGTGAAAGAATGAAACTGGAAATGTTTATTGATTCTGCTTACTATGATATGTGGTGTGTGAAGCCAGTAGATATGAAAGATTTTAATTCTACACTTCATTATGACACAGAGAAAGAAGCAGGGTATGCCAAGCAATCAATTGAAAGGTGGATGAGAATGAGTGCACCAAAGAGTGAGAACACGAATGTATTCTTTGTGTTTTACCAGGAAAAAGATTTTGCTGGACATGTAGGTGGTTCGGTATGGGATGGAATGTACGATTCCCGCGAAAAAGCAGAGGCACGTCTGGATGAGTTGCATAAACTCGAATGGGTTGAACATGCTGACTATGAAATGTTTGATTTAAAATGATAATAGATAAAGCATGTGCCGAGAGAGGATGTCCCATGCATGAAGAGGGCGATGAGTACGTTGAGATGGTTACTGTCCTTTCCAAGGGAAAACTTCTTCCATCCGAGACTTGGTTTACGATTCAGTGTAAGGATAACGAACTTTACATTGATGGTGTGTGTCAGGCTGTAAACAAACTTTATCTTAAAGTGCCAAAGAATGAATGGGTTGGGCTGACTGATGAGGAATATGACGAACTAATGCTTTCTGGTGATTGGGGTGGTTCGTTGATTCAGGCAACCCAAGCCAAACTAAAGGAGAAGAACCAAGAATGACTGAACTACAACCCAAGCACTATGATTTGATTATGGACTGTCTGGATGAGTTTGATTTTGATCGAGTGCATAAGGTAATGTTTTTCCTTGATTGGAAATACTCTGATTCAAACGATGTACCCCCTGTTCAAGAACTCCGTAAGAACGCACGAAAGTACCTACAAGAAGTGCTGATTGGTGCCATCGAGCGTAAGAATGTAGGAGATGAGTATATTACGGCGACAGGTGGGTTTCGTTATGAGGCGAAACTGTATCCAGATGATTATGTGTGGCTACGAATGGCGTTTGAGATTGAAAGTTGGGATAATGCAGAATGAGTGAACCACAACAATACAGAGAAAAATACTGGTGGGAATATTATCCGTTGCACAAAGTCTGGTGCAATGACATATGCCCATTGTTTCCAAGATTCAACTATTATAAAGGTGATGAATACAATGCCAATCGTTGGTGTTTGCATTGGTTAATCTTTACAATCTGGACAATGGAAAACTTCTCATTTGGTATTGACGCTGAGATTAGTCCATCGGGTGGCGTATGGGCTGGTCTGATTCTACCCTATCTAAGAATCACGGCTGGTATTCGTCATATGCATTATGGTTGGCAATGGAAACTGGATAGATGGTTGCGAAGGAAACCAGCAAAGAAAAATGAGAATGGAGAGTATAATTGATGAACATCTTTGAAAAGCAATATGACGGCGAAAGCATCTATGATGTGCAACGAGATATGATTGAGGCATTTGATGCAAGATTTAATCCTATGGTTAAAGACATTCCACAGGATGAACATGGATTTCAACTCGGCACATTTACTGTAAAGATTGAATGGAGTGAAGAAGAATGAGTAATTTAAGACTACACGCACTTGATGAATTCCGTGCTGCTGGTTTCATTGATGAGAACGGAATCTACTGTGACGAGATGCAAGAAGCAGTATGCGAAAATGTATTAAAACTACTTGATGTATTCGCTGATGAAGGACATTCAGGTTTCTCAGCGTCGTATACTGTCAATCTATTTACAAAACTGGCTAAGTTTGAACCAATTGTACCATTGACTGGTGAAGATTGGGAATGGCATGAAGCAAGTCCTGGTGTCTTTCAGAACAAACGATGCTCTCATGTCTTCAAGCAGAAAGATAGGTTTGATGGACAGGCATACGATATTAATGCTAAAGTGTTTTGGAATTGGTACAGGGATAAAGAATTTGGCGCAATCTCTAAGAGCCATTATACAGGTAGCGATTCGTTTGTGCCAATTACCTTTCCATATACACCAAAGAGTGAGTATGTGTTTGCACCTACAGAAGAATTTCCAAATGAGGTATTGAGTGATGACTAAAAGATATGTTGATCCACCAAGTGGGTGGAAGTATGGATTTCCCAAGTTATTACCGTATCCCGAACCTGAGGGATTTGATTTCTATCAGTGGTTGGTGGATGAGGGATATCCACAACGCGAGATTGATCGTATGGGTAATTACTTTTTCTGTCGACAGTGGGAAGCTGCTGATGGAGAGTAATGATAACAATGCATGTGAGTATGCTGAGAATGCATTGGAACATTACATGAAGGAGAATCTCCGACTGAGTATGGAAAATGTAGATCTCAAGCGACAGATACGACAATTACTTTGGCTAATAGAGGAGAAAGATTAATGAACTGCGAATCCTTCTGATCAGTCAAACTTATATTTTGATTTGATCAAAGAAGAGTATCGCGAGATGATGGATGCCAATCTAGATAAGAATGACACTGAGATTTGCGACGCATGCTTTGATTTGATCTGGGTAATTGTTGGTTACATGCACTCACGTGGCTGGCAGTGTGAAGATATCTGGGATGAAGGTGCTAAGTCTAATTTATCCAAGATAGATAGTGTCACTGGTAAGGTTATCAAACGTGAAGACGGAAAAATATTGAAACCTGATGGTTGGAAACCACCAAACTTTGAAAAATTCGTGAAATGATTACACTTTATCTTGACATGGATGGTGTTTTGGCGGACTTCGACAAGGAATTTCATAAGAATGGACGCCAAGAACACGACTCAAAGCGTTTTCGTGATGCTGTGATGAACGATTCACTGTTTGAAAAACTTGATATGATGCCTGATGCGCACATTTTGCTTGATCATGTGGCGAAAATTCGTGGTATTCGTGTTGAAATCCTCACTTCACTCGGTACCAACAATCCATTTCAGAGTGAGGAGGCGAAAAAACAGAAATTAAACTGGCTAAGAGCACATAATATTCACTATCATGCGAATTTTGTTCGATCAAAACCTGAAAAAGCGAAATTTGCATCAAAAACATCAATTTTAATTGATGATTCACCAGGTTGTGTCGACCCTTTTGTTGAAAAAGGTGGAGTTGGTATCCTTCACAAGGATGCACGAAGTACTATATCGATTCTCGACACTAAAATTTTACAAATTAAAGCGATGAGTTTATGAATGATGCACTATACAAAACTTTTTCATGGATTAAAGATGATTGGCAGTCGAATAGATTGCGTTTTGCTGTGGAAATTCTGGCTTGGGCTATTAGTATCGGCTGTGCTCTTACTATGGCTCTTACTGTACCATCCCCTCCCCTTCTTATACTTTATCCTATCTGGATCACTGGCTGTTCTTTGTATGCTTGGGCAGCGTTTACACGGAGATCTTTTGGCATGTTGGCTAATTATATTCTCCTTACAACTATTGATACTGTTGGCTTGATTAGGATGCTGATGTGAACCTAAAGAAGCACCAAGTTACAATAACTGAAGATTTTGTTTACAATGTTCTGTGTCTAAAAGGTATTGCAGACTGCGTTAAGCGAAGCAATGTTGGTGGTTGGCAAAGCGAAAGATGCAACAGAAAGTCTTTTCCTTGGGCAGAAGCAACAGTTGATGAAGTCAAATCGAAAATTAAATTTGACGGAGAATTGACTTACTGGTATAATATAAACACTGGCGAAAATTACAACGAATGGCATGACCACGATCGCGGTGAAGAAGATGCATTATGTGGAGTTTTATATTTGCAAACACCACCGAACTGTGGCGCCATAGAATTTAAGACTAAACACAAACGAGAAATAATTTATCCATATCCTGGTTTACTCATTGTATTCCCAGATGATCTCATGCATAGAGTATTACCCAACGAAGGTGATGGAGATAGAGTTTCAATGGCATTTAATTTTTGGAGAATGTTGAAGTGAACATCTTTTATCTACATAATGACACTAAGAAGTGTGCCGAGATGCATGTTGACAAGCATTGCGTCAAGATGATTCTCGAGTATGCGCAGTTGTTATCGACTGCTCATCGTGTTATTGATGGACATGAGCATATTGGTTCGACTCTGACAGGTAGAAAAGTCAAACGATGGAAACTGGACGAACCACGCGAATCAGTTCTCTATTCGGCAACGCACATTAATCACCCATCTGCAATCTGGGTTCGGCAGTCACTGGAAAATTACCAGTGGCTTTACAATATGTTTTGTGATCTGATACAAGAATACAATTACCGTTATGGCAAGTGGCACAAATGTTCTAATCTAATGAGTGAGTTGCAATATGCACCAAAGAACATACCGAGGCATGTTTCGTTCACCGAACCTACCCCAGCCATGCCAGAAGAATACAAAGTCCCTGGTAACTCTATTAAGTCGTATCATAATTATTATAACTTTGCCAAACAGCGGATGTTTTCGTGGAAAAATAGACCGACACCACACTTCATTGAAGAAACTGTCTGCTAAATAAGAATGAAGGAGTGACCATGCCCACATACAAATTTCGTAATACAGAAACAAATGAGATCTTCGAGAAGGTTATGAAGATGTCCGAACTAGATTCTTACAAACAACAGAATCCTACTCATGAGTCATATATCGACTCAGCCCCACCAATAGCAGACTCAGTTAGGATTGGTGCTAGAAAGAAAGATTCTGGTTTCAAGGAGGTACTGCAACGCATCCACGAAAAGACCCCAGGAAGTCAACTCAATCAAACATCATCACAAATATAACAACTAGGGAGTTTGCATGGCTCGTAAACCAAATGCAGCACTAAAAGTTGTAGACAATGAAATCAGTGAGCCAATCAATCAAAGAAGAACACCAACGAATCATCTTAAACTTAGGTTAGATGATCTAAAGACATTTGATCCGTTAACTGAAAATCAAAAAATCTTCTTTGATGCATACAAACGTGGAGATTATTTCGTAGCATTACATGGAGTAGCGGGAACTGGCAAAACTTTTATTGCTCTGTATAAAGCAATAGAAGAAGTCCTTGACAAAAACAATCCATTCAACAAAATAATTGTAGTTCGTTCTGCTGTTCAATCAAGGGAGATCGGTCATCTACCTGGAGATGTGGCAGAGAAGATGGAAATCTATCAACAACCATATAGGCAAATTTGTGAAACATTATTTGGTAGAAGAGATGCTTGGGATAGACTTGAAGAACAAGGATTCATTCAATTTATTTCTACGTCGTTTATTAGGGGTATGTCTTTTGACGACGCTATTATTATTGTAGATGAAATGCAGAACATGAACTTTGAAGAGATCGATACGGTAATGACACGTGTCGGTTATCGCTCAAAGATTATATGGTGTGGTGACTATCGCCAAACAGACTTACGTAAGAACAATGATAAGTCTGGCTTGCTGAAATTTTTTGATATCGCCCAACATATGGGCGCTTTCACTAGGGTAGAATTTACCGTTGATGATATCGTGAGAAGTTCTTTGGTTAAGGATTACATCTTGGCTAAATTAAAATACGAAGACATTAACGAGGGAACCAAATGATTACAGGAGAACAATTCGCTCACCTATTTCCAAGAGCGCAAGATCCACAGTCGTGGGCTAATTCAATGAACAATGTATTTCCAACATATGAGATTAATACACCACAGCGTATTGCTGCTTTCGTAGCGCAGTGTGGACATGAGTCTGGTGGTTGGACAGTATTTGAAGAGAATCTTAATTATTCAGCAAAAGGATTGATGGGTATCTTCAAGAAGTATTTCCCAACAGAAGATCTCGCTAATCAATACGCAAGACAACCAATGAAGATCGCTAATCGTGTTTACGCTAATCGTATGGGCAATGGACCAGAAGAATCTGGCGATGGCTGGTTGTATCGTGGTCGCGGACCAATCCAATTAACTGGAAAATCAAACTACATGGCATTCGCTAAAGAAATGTTTGAAGATTGGGAGAATCTCTTTCAGAATCCTGACTGGGTAAATGCCGATCGCGAATTTGCGCTTATGTCTGCTATTTGGTTTTGGAATAAGAACAAACTAAATCGCGAAGCAGATGCTGGCGATATTAAAACAATGACACGCAAGATCAATGGTGGCTTTATTGGACTTGAAGACCGTATTAAACATTACAATGAGGCGATACATTTATTGCACGGATAATGAAAAACTTTATACATCATGATATACCCAAACTTGAACGTAAGACTGGACCCGATGGTAAGCGAGTGTACTCTACGCCATCGGGTAAATCATATCCATCAGTCACTACCG